CCACCATAGAACCACCATAGAACCATCAGGTAACCACCATAAGGCGCTGGCACGCCCCACGGATGTTTCTCCACAGGTTTGGTCTGATTTTTTGGCAATCCGAAAAAAGCGCCGTGCAGAGCTGACGACAACGGCGTTGAGCGGCATCAGGGCTGAAGCGCAAAAAGCGGGCGTTGACCTTGAGACTGCTTTGGAGACCTGTTGTACCCGAGGGTGGCAATCGTTCCGGGCGGATTGGGCCACACCGCAGGTGAACGGGCGACCGGCCAACAAGCTTGAGCAACTTGAGCAGCGCAACAAGGCAGTGGCAGACGAATGGCTTAGGGCCGAAGGATTTTCAGCATGAAACACGACGACAAACCCAGGTTCAAAAACCTTCTGACAGATGCCATGGGGTTTTACAAGCAAGACGTTTCGGTCTTTGCGTTGTCGGTCTGGTGGCAGGCCTGTGAAGCATTCGACTTTGAGCAAGTCGCCAAGGCTTTGACGGCCCACGCGATGGATGCCGACCGGGGCCAGTTCGCCCCCAAGCCTGCTGACATCGTTCGGCAGTTGTCCGGCACGAAAACCGACAAGGCCATGCTGGCATGGGGGAAGGCGTTTGACGCCGCAAGCCGGGTTGGTGCTTACACCGACGTGGTGTTTGACGACCCCGCTATCCACGCAGCTATCGAGGACATGGGTGGATGGCCAAAGTTTTGCAGGACAGAATCGGCAGAACTGTCCTATTTGCAACACAGATTCAGTGAGTCTTATAAGGCATATTTGGCTAAAGAATCATTTGATTACCCGCGCCTATTGGGTGGAGATCGTAGCCCCGATGAGGTTTATGCTAAACGCGGAATAAATCCGCCAAAACCTGCGGTTATTGGTGACATTGATTTAGCAAGGGTGGTTTATAAGGTTGGGTCAAAGATTGGTAAAACACCAATGTCATTCAGCTCGATTGAGTATATTATTGGAAATAAAAAACTTATTGCAGATGGAAGTAAGGTAGTTTCATGAATGAAATTTACGCACTGGAATGGAGCAAGAAACAGGGGTTTTTTCATATTCAGAAGTTGAAATACACCATAGAAATAAACCGAAATGCATTCATGCTTGGAAATACTTTAAATGATTACCACATCTTAGGTACTGGAACTAGGGATGAAATGTCATCATTAGCAGACCATCTTCGCCAAATGGATATACGCAATGGACAGCCAGAATGAAGAATTTGACCGCGCAGCAGCTCATTACGCCTTCCTTGCCCGTCAGCCAGGATGGATTGACTACGCCCGCCACCAGGTTGACGAGCTTGAAAATGACAAATCAGGGATCTACTCCGGACTCAAAGACGAGGTCAGGAAAAGGCTCGAGCAAGCCAAAGCAGAAAAAATGCGCGGTGTGCCGGGAGCTATACATCCAGCAAAGGCCCATGCAAGCGGTTTGCAGCCCTAACTGCGCCATCACCATTGCCGCAAAGAAAAAACGCGCCACAGAGGCCAAAACGGCCCGGGAAACGGCAAAGTCAGACAAGGTGAGGCGCGAGAAGCTGAAAAGCCGTGCAGATTGGGCGAAGGAGGCGCAGGCGGCCGTGAACAAATACGTGCGGATGAGGGACTATCACCTTGGTTGCGTTAGCTGCGACAAGCCAGCATCATGGCCAGGACAGTGGCACGCATCGCACTTCCGCAGCGTGGGCGCGGCCAGTGCGGTACGGTTCAACCTTTGGAACATCCACAAGAGCTGCTCAATCTGCAACAACTGGAAATCCGGCAACCTGAGCGACTACGAACCAAGGCTCAGGGAAAAGATTGGAGGCTCCAAGGTTGATTGGCTAAGGACGCAAAACCAGTGCGTGAGCTACAGCATCGAATACCTGAGGCGACTTAAGGACATCTTCAGCAAAAAGGCCAGAAGGCTGGAAAAGAGGATGGCGCTGTGAGATGCTGTATGTGCAATCGTGAGCTCAAAGGCGCGGCCCTGTTTGTAGGCAAACTGGCAGTAGGCCCGGTGTGCGCAAAGAAGCGTGGGATATCTCCGCCGATGAAGAAGCGTGGAACTCAAGTTATCCCAACATCCAGAAGAATCCACCAGGACAGCGACACGTTGCCATTGTTCTGAGCATCCAAATTTGAGGCCATCGCCGTGCGAATGTTGAAGACAAGTATTGCCCCGATATTGAAGGGAAGCCAACTAAAGACGCTAGAAGCCAAGGCAGGTGCAACGCAACGCATACGCGGCACAAGTTGGCAAAACCTTCGCGCTGAAGTGTTTAAGCGTGATGGGTTCAAGTGTGTAGCATGTGAGCGTGTGTTGGCTATGCATCATGGTGAGGTCGATCACGTCACACCGTTGGAGCAAGGTGGCACAAACGCGCTGCACAACCTGCAGCTGCTGTGTGTGCCTTGCCATGCTGAAAAAACGGCTCGTGAGGCTGGTAGCAGGGCTGGAAGATGGAATGGGTGGGGGGGTGGTTGAAAGTCAAATTGATGTGGTCGACAGGAAACCGCACCCTTTCCCATTTGGACAAAAAACCCCCCTTTAGCGTCAATCATCGGCTGGATGGTGTGCTTCCTTAAGGAATCAAATACAATCAAAGCATGGAATCAAAAAAATCAAAACGCGGCGGGTATCGTCCTGGTGCTGGCCGCAAGCCATCTCCCAAGGTGACGCTTAAGATCGCTGCTCCTGATTTTGAAACGTCGAAAATTCAAAGCGATGCCCCGGCAGACATACCGGCACCACTGGTTGACGTACTTTCTCACAAAGACCCAAAGGTTTTTTTGCTGGCGTTGATGAACGACCCATGCGCAGACGTGAAACTGAGGGCTGATGCCGCCAAGTCACTGATGCCATTCATGCACTTGAAGCTTGGTGAAGGTGGCAAGAAGGATCAGAAGCAAACCGAAGCGCAGAAAGCCGCATCCGGCAAGTTTGCTGCTGCTCCTCCTCCGCTGAAGCTGGTTAACGGTGTAAAATGACGAAAGCCCCGAAGTCCTGGCAGACGACGAGGCTTTCTAACCAAGCCGACTATTAAGGAGTCATCATGGCTAATTCCGATATTACCGCATCGCGACTGCGTGATATTCTTGAATACAATCCAGATACCGGTTTTTTTGCGTGGAAAGTAAGATTCGGTAAGCGTGGGGTGGTTGGCCGCCGCGCTGGAACTGTGGATGTTGCCGGTTACGAGGTTGTGACTATAAATAAAAAGCGTCACAAGTCGCATCGCCTGGCTTGGCTGTATATGACTGGGAATTGGCCAGCCGTTGCCGTTGATCACAGGAACGGAATACGAACTGACAACCGTTTTTGCAACCTGCGTGAAGCTGGTTGGGATGACAACCAACAAAACCGCGGGCATCAATCAAACAACAAGAGCGGTTACATTGGTGTTTCATGGGACGAACATGCTGGAAAGTGGAGGGCTGGGATACGTTATGCAGGTAAGGGGTACAACTTGGGAAACTTCACTGACCCAGAGATGGCTCATAAAGCCTACTTAGAAAAGAAAGCTGAACTGCATAAATTTAACCCTGTGCCAAGAGATGCCTGAGTGGTCTACAGCATGCCTTGATTGGGCTGATCGAATAAAGGGTGGTAAGAGCCTTATACCGCCGCCATTGTTTCCAGATGAAGCGGAAAAAGCTTTGACGGTATTCAAGGAGCTTCGCATCGTTGACGCGCCTGGGAGTCCGACTTTTGGTGAGTCGTGCGCACCGTGGGTGTTTGATCTAGTTCGCAGTGTGTTCGGGGCATACGACCCAGATAGCGGGCGCAGACTGATAACTGAGTGGCTGATTTGTGTGCCAAAGAAAAACTCAAAATCGAGTTTAGCCGCTGGCATTATGATGACTGCGCTCATTTTAAACTGGCGGCAATCGGCGGAGTTTGCAGTACTTGCTCCAACGGTTGAAGTCGCGGCAAACGCCTTTACCCCGGCCCGTGACATGGTGCAAAAGGATGAAGAGCTTGAGGCACTGTGCCAAGTTCAAACCCACATCAAAACCATCACGCACCGGCAAAGCAATGCAACGCTCAAGGTGTTGGCTGCTGACCAAAACACAGTAGGCGGTAAAAAGTCAGTTGGTACTCTGGTTGACGAGCTGCACCTGTTTGGCAAGATGCCAAGTGCCGAAAATATGTTCCGCGAGGCGCTGGGAGGGCTCGCATCGCGCCCTGAAGGCTTTGTCATATGGTTGACAACACAGTCAGACGAACCGCCAGCCGGTGTGTTTAAGCAGAAGCTTGACTACGCACGCAAGGTGCGAGACGGCCTGATTGTTGACCCTGGATTTGTCCCTGTCATTTTTGAGCACCCGCCCGAAATGGTGAAGGACGGCAGCTGCCTGTTGCTTGAAAATATGGCAATGGTAAACCCTAACATGGGTTTTTCTGTTGATGGCGCATTTTTGGAGCGTGAGTTTCACAAAGCGAAGGAGTCAGGTTCTGAATCTTTCCGTGGGTTCCTGTCCAAGCATGCCAACGTCGAGATTGGCCTGAATCTCAGAACCGATGGATGGGCTGGCGCTGAGTTTTGGCAAGCCCAGGCAAGGCCAGGCGTTACGCTTGACCATATCCTTAAGGCGTGTGAAGTGGTGGACATTGGGATTGACGGCGGTGGCTTGGATGACTTGCTTGGGCTTGCCGTGGTTGGGCGTACAACCGCTGGTGAATGGCTTGCTTGGACGCATGCATGGGCGCACCCTTCGGTGCTGGAGCGAAGAAAGTCTGAGGCCGCACGCTTTCAAGACTTTGCGAAAGACCGCGACCTGACCATTGTCAAACAGATAGGCGATGATGTTTATCAGGTAGCAGAGATTTGTGCACGTATTGCAGACGCTGGTTTACTTGACAAGATAGGCGTTGACCCGGCTGGGCTTGGTAGCCTGATCGAGACAATATCCGAAGCTGGTGTGGATACTGAAAAGCATGTGATTGGAATTTCACAGGGCTGGAAAATGACAGGTGCCATTAGAACAACTGAGCGCAAATTGGCAGAGGGCGGTTTATGGCACGGTGGCCAAAACATGATGGCCTGGTGTGTTGGCAATGCAAAAGTTGAACCGCGTGGAAACGCCGTAATCATCACAAAACAGGCCGCTGGATTCGCAAAAATTGACCCATTGCTTGCACTTTTTAATGCAGTTACACTAATGGCACTTAACCCAGATGGGCCTGGCGACTTTGCCGGGTTCCTTTCAAACCCGGTAACAACTGCACGATGAGCCTCTTTTCCAGCTTTTCCGCGTGGGCCATGGGCGGGCTGAGGCGCTCTAGTGGTGTTCAAACTGGTGCGCCAGGCGCGTACACGGTCGAATCTGCCACACCAGTGACGTTCGATAGCTCTATGCAATTAAGCGCTGTATGGGCCTGCGTTAAGCTGCTATCTGAAACCGTGGCAAGCCTGCCGATTACAGTCTATAAAAAGACCGAAAAAGGCAGAAAAGTCCACGAAAATCACCCGCTTTCGTTGCTTTTTGGTGGGAAAGTCAACCGATATCAGACGCGAGTTGAGTTTTTCGAGACTGTCATTCTTAACCTGGTCTTGCATGGTAACGCTTATTGCAAGATTGGCCGACTTGGTGGGGCAATCACTAGCCTGATGCCGCTTATGTCATCACAAGTCGAGTGCGTGATGCTTGACGGAGGTAGTCTAGTTTACAACTATCAGACTGACGGTCAATTGGTTGTTTTGTCCTCCGATAGCGTGTGGCACCTGAAGCTAATGGGGAATGGCACGGTAGGCATGTCGCCTATTGACTATCAGCGAAACAGTTTGGGCATTGCCCAGGCCGCAGAAAGTGCAGTAACAAAAATCTACCGCAATGGAGCGAAGCCATCCGGCGTTATTACGCTTGACCGTATATTGACACCATCGCAACGAACTGAAATTCGTACAAATTTTGCGGGGTTGTCTGAAACGAATGATGACCGGTTGATGGTTCTTGAAGGTGGAATGAAGTTTGACCCGGTGAGCCTTTCACCGCAAGATATTGAGCTTCTTCAGTCGCGCAAATTCCAGATCAGCGAGATTTGCCGCTGGTATGGAGTCCCATCCGTAATGGTGAACGACAACAACGGCACCAGCGTATGGGGTTCTGGCATTGAACAGGTCATGCAAGGGTTCTACAAATTGACCCTGCGCCCATTGCTTGAAAAGATCGAGGCCAGCATTCTTGCAAACTTGCTGACGCCTTCAGAGGCTGCCCGCATGGAAGTTGAGTTCAATTTTGATGCGCTTTTGCGTGCCGACCTGAAGTCGAGAACTGAGGCGTACCGTATCGGCATAACGTCTGGCATCATCACGCCGAACGAGGCCCGACAAATGGAGCATCTCCCATCGCTTCCTGGCGGGGACAAGCTTTTCATGCAAGGCGCTATGATGCCGGTTGAAAACTTGGGCGAAGAGCCCGTAAATGAGGTTAGCCAAAATGCAAACGAAACACCTTGACGCATCCGCTTTGGAGTTGAAGCTGGACGGTTCCAGCGGTATGAAATTCAGCGGGTACGCATCAAAGTTCAATGGCGTGGACAGCTATGGAGACACGATCAACCCAGGCGCGTACAAGTCCACAATCTCCGGGCGCGAGCGGCCTATCTTGATGCGCTGGAATCATCATGGCCCGGTAATCGGTAAGTGGTTGAAAATGTCTGAGGATGACGTTGGCTTGTGGGTTGAAGGCGAATTGACACCTGGCCACAGCCTTGCCGGTGACGTGTACGCAAGTCTGAAGCATGGTGCTGTGTCTGGAATGTCAATCGGGTATATCCCCGTCAAGTCTTCCCAACTTGACGACAATCGCCGTTTGCTGGAGGAAATCCAGCTTTTTGAAATTAGCGTTGTTGAAGAGCCTGCTGATATGGGCGCACAAGTTGAAAGCGTCAAATCAGCGATTCAAAAGGCCTCAACAATTCGAGAAATCGAAACCGCCCTGAGGGATTCAGGCGGTTTTGCCCGGGCTGATGCGTGTGCACTGGTAGCACGTATCAAGTCCATGTTGCAAGGGGAGCTTGCAGCTGAAGAAAAGGCCAAGCGAGAAATCGCCGCCGCATTCCAGAAATTCAACAAACTCCCCTAAGGAAACATCATGGAACTGAAAGACATCATCGAATCCGGCCTGAAAGCCAACGAAGCCAAGCTGGCCGCTGCAATCGAGAAATTCGAGGGACAGCTGAAAGAGAAATCCAGCGTTGATACTGAAGTCAAAGGCGAAGTGCGCGAGCTGAGCGAAAGCTATAAAGCAATGGCCGCCCAGCTGAAAGACTTGGCACAACGTCAGGAATCCGGCACCAAATCCGAATCCACCAAAACAGCGGCTCAGGAGTTCGTTGCTTCGGCTGCTTACAAGGGCTTGGTGGATGGTTCGGTGCAGCGTGCGCGGTTTGAGGTGAAAAACACCGTTACGACCGACAGTACCAACACCTCCCCCATGCAGAAGCCCGGCATCATCCCCGGCAACTTTGCACCCATGTCAATCCGTTCCGTGCTGAATAGCATTGGCGTGTCTGGCAACATGGTGAACGCTATCCGCGAAGCATCGTGGACTAGCTCTGCTGCTGAAGTTGCTCAAGCCGCTGCAAAACCAGAGTCCGCTATCACGTTTGAACAGTACAACGTGCCAATCACAACCGTGGCCCATTGGATTAAGATTAGTAACCAACTCTTGGCCGATGCACCCGCTGTTGTTTCGTACATTGAGACGCGTTTGCGTGACGGCCTGGCCCAGCGCATTGATGCTCAATTGCTGAATGGCAACGGCACTGCACCAAACTTGTCCGGCCTGACCGACACTGGCAACTTTACAGCCTACACCCCAACGGCTGGCGATTTGTTGGTAGATGCCATCAACCGCGCAAAATACGCTTTGTGGGCAACTGGCAATGCGCCTGACACCGTGATCGTCAACCCAGCCGCATGGGGCGCAATGGAGCGCACACGCGAAGGTGCTGGCACTGGCCTGTATCTGTATGGCATGCCTGGCGTACCAGGTAACATGAACCCATTCGGCGTGCAGATCGTGTTGTCAAACCACATGCCTGCTGCTAACTTCATGATCGGCGCTTTGCGTCAGTCCGCTGTTGTGTACAGCCGTCAAGGTTCTGTGATCGACATGGGCTATGTCAATGACGACTTCACTAAGAACTTGATTACCATCCGCGCTGAAGAGCGTTTGGGCTTGGGTGTTGAGCGCCCAGTTGGCATCTTGTACGGTGCATTCTCTGCGTAATAGCAGATAGCGGAAAGGCCCACTTCGGTGGGCTTTTTTTTCTTACTCAAAAGCCATACAATCACACTATGAAAATCATCATCACATCAAAAAAGCCAGTCTTGACGGCCGAATGTGGCCGCCTGCCCAGTGGTGTACCTGTTGACGTATCCGACACGCTCGGCGCGTTTTTGGTGGCTCGCGGCGATGCTGCAAAAGTTGAAGTGAAAGCCCCTGTTACATTGAAAGCGCCTGAAGTCAAAGTTGCGGTAAAAGCAAAATGAGCATCATCACACTCGATCAGGCCAAAGAACACTTGAGGGTTGATTTTCACGATGAAGACAGCCTGATTCAGCTTTACCTGAACGGTGCAGAGATATCGGTGCAGAATTACTTGGGGCGTGCTTTATACGCTACCACGGCGGGTACGGATACGACTGGATTAGTGATCAACGATGCGGTCACTGCGGCGGTGTTGTTGCAGGTTGGTTCAATGTACGAAAATCGTGAGCCAACAGACAAACGAACAGTGTTGCCTGATTCTATGAAGTGGCTCTTAAATCCTTACCGTTTAGGCATGGGGGTTTGATGGACGCTGGCAAGCTAGACCGTCGTATCACGCTCCAAAAAAGAACGCTAACGCAATCTGCAATGGGAGACGTTACCGAAGCATGGGAAACCATCGACACGGTGTGGGCTAGAAGGCTATCAAGCAAAGGGCGCGAGTTTTACTCTGGCGGCTTACCGCTTGGCGTAGATGATGCGGGTTTTCAGATTCGATATAGCGCAGCGGTTGCGGCTGTTGATCAAACGTGGCGCATTGTTTTTGACGGCGACATGTACGACATTGCAAGCATAGACGAAAATGGACGCAAAGGTTATCTAACCATCCTTGCAAAACGTGGCGCATCGGCCGGATAATGGCTAAAATGGGTTTATTATGTCAAAAGTAGAGCACACACGTGGGGATACATGGGAGCGCGGCTACATCATAAAAGATGCGGCTGGGGCTCCATTGGATTTAACTGGCGCGACCGTTGCCATGCAAGTCCGCGACGGTGGCGGTGTGTTAGTGGCTGACCTTTCTACATTTTGCACTATCACGCCACTAGCTGGCAGGATTGATTTAGTCGCACCCGCTGCAACGATGACGCTCCCGATTGGTACTTATCGTTTTGATGTGCAAGTGACTTATGCAGGTGGTCGGGTTAAGACCTATGATTCGTCTACGCTTGCTATTCTCTTGGATAACACCCTATGACCTGCGAAGTGATCGAGATTACCGATCACGTTGTCGAGGTTCTGGAAATTTCAGCACCTCAGACAGAGCTTGTCGAAATCATTCTACAAGGCCCACAAGGCCCAATGGGGCCACCAAACACAACGCCGCTTAGTATCGACGCAGGCAATCAGCTTGTTCTTGGTACTGACGGCGGACTTTATGCTCATACAATGTGGGCCAACACACCTGACTGGTAAGGAAATATCATGGCAACTACCCTAAATTTCTACAAAGTAACTGCGCTGCCAGGAACGCTGGAAGCTAACGCGGTGTACGCTGTTCCAGTTTCTGGTAATCCTAACTTGGTTGAGTTGTTCATTGTCAACTCTACAGGCTCTGCGGCACGGCACGTACTTGGGGAGGCTGACGTAGCCAGCATGATTGCATCTGCTATGAGCGGTGGCAATCAGTTGACCATCGTGGCCGATATTGCAGCGCGTGATGCATTGTTACCACTAACCACAGCCAAGTGGGTTTATGTAATCAACGCTACCGGAGACACCACAGTTACCGCAGGCGGCGCAACGTATCTTTACAACCCCGGCACTACATCTTGGGTAAAGGCCGCAGAATCCGAGAGCATGGACGTTGTTCTGCAATGGTCTAGCATCACCGGGCGACCAACAAGCGCAGTCGCTGATATTGACGACGCAGTTACAAAGCGCCACGCTCACGCGAATTTGACACAGCTGGACAAGATTGGCGAAGATGTAGGCGGATCTATGACGTACAACGGCGCGGCAGTCGGTGCGAATTGGGCTAACGCAGCCTGGTAATTTATGGCAATCAACCTATACGCCCGGAAGGAGGTCGCAGCACTACCCGCGACCTTAACGCCTAACACCATTTATGCGGTGCGGCGCGGCACGGGCTTTGACCTGCACATCAGCGACAGCACCGGCCTGATTGCCCACCGGCTGAACAACACCGACGACCCGCTCAAGTCGCCTGTGATGACGTACACGACCGGCCAGCTGACGGGCATCACCTACGCCGACGGCACAACAAAGGTGCTGACTTACACCAGCGGCCAGCTTGTGCAGATTGACCAACTGCGCGCAGGCGTTACCACACGCAAGACTTTCGCCTACACGGGCGGCGTGTTGTCAAGCATCACTGAGACAACGATATGACAGACGTTGAAAAGTTCAAAGCCGAATTGACGTGCATTTTTGCAGAAGTTGGCCGCGAAATAGGCGAAAAGCTGCACTGCCTTGTATCGGCTGAACTTGAAATGCACAGACAGCAAATTGCACTGCTAGAGTCTTTAGTTTCCAGCAGTGGATGCACCACAATCACCAATCCTGGTGACAACCCGGCTGAATAAGCCAAATTCTCGAAAGATGAAATATGTCCGCAAAAACTGAAATTCAGAACCTGCTTGTTTGTCTGGTCCAAAACATTGCAGCCGATGTTGGTGGCGAGATCAAAGACCTGCGCGACCAATTGGCCGTGCTGGCTGGCATGCCTGCCGTTGATCTGACCGAAATCAATGCAAAGCTTGCCACCCTGCAAAGCCTGCTTGACGCCGACCCGAACACCGAAGGCTTCCAGACTGCTCAGAACCTGATCAACACCCTGACCGGCCTCACAACCCGTGTTTCTGCTCTGGAAGATGCATCCACCGCTGCTGCTGGTTCTATCAGCACGTTGGAAGGCCAAGTTGCTGCCCTGGAAGGCCAGATCAGCCAGATTCAAAGCCAGATTGCGAATGGCACTGGTGGTGATCCTGCTTGCGATTGCGCTGCACTGGAAGCTGCCCTGGCTGCTGCACAGACTGCACTGAGCAACCTGACTGCAACCGACGTTGCGCAAGCTTCCCAGATCGCTGACCTGCAATCTCGCATCGCTGCTGCTGAAGCTGGCGTTGGTGCCGTTGCAACTCTGCAAGCACAAGTCGCAGCATTGCAAGCTGTTGACGCAGCACAAGGCACGCAGATCGCAGCTTTGCAAGCTGAGTTGGCCGACCTGGCAACTATGAGCTGCACCGAAGTGACCGGCTCTTTCCGTGCAGCTTTGGCTCAGGCTTTGGCTGGTGGTAACGGTAACTAAGCCATAGGCCCGCTGTGAGCACAAAAGAGCTTTTTGGAAAGATGCTCGGCATTGTCGAGGCGTCACCTGAGGTAAAGGCTCACAGGCGGGCAGTGTGCGAGGCTTGCCCGGATATAAACAGGGCTGCATATCGAGGGGCAGGCGCATGCGGTGCGTGTGGCTGCTACCTCCCTGGAAAAATAGCATGGGTTTCGTCTAAGTGCCCTGCAAAACCTGCAAAGTGGTAAGACATGGCAACCTTCACTATTACCACACCGACGCTGATCACTGCCTTAACTGGTAAAACAGGCGGCGACACATACAACATCAACGGCGGCAGTCTAACGATTGACTGCGATAGCCGATACACGCAAAACGCGACCGCAGCGACAGGGCCAATCAACAATTTGACCGTTGATTCTGCTCTGGGCGGAAACTTTACAGTCACCACTGAATTTACCAAGCTGGTGCAAGTCACTGGCGGCTCTGGCCTAGTCCCCGCATCCGGCACAACGATCACGCGGGGTGCAGCATCCGGCGTGCTGCTGTGCGTTATGGAAACCCGCATGGGTGGACTTGTATCCGCTGCTGGTGGTTTGATGCCTGCGAGCGCATGGCTAAAGCTGCGCGTGACTGCACCAGGTTTCACCGCTGGCGCTTTGACTGGCATATCTGCCAATGCAGTCGGAGCCGAAGAGCAGGGGTGGATAGTTGTTGTAGGTCAAGAAATTGGTGTTCACAATCACCCTCGCCTTGGCTCTATGCAGATGCGCGGCGATTGGATTGATGTTGGCACTACTAACGGAGCCACAGGGCAGACGCTACAACTTCCGCACTTCACGGCAGATGCTGCAACCTATTACCCTGGCGTAGATGTTGAGACCGCACCAGGTTCTGGCGTGTACCAGTTCTGGCCTAATGCAAGTCTCAGGCATACTTCGGCAAATTCGTCCACTGATACCCGTTCTAGTTTCGTGTTTATCAGCACGTTAGGCGTGGTGTCTTTTGGTGTTGGTGCTGATGCGTCGGTATGCGGTTACGTCCCAGCTACTGGCTGCAACGTCCGCATCCCCTCAATCAACCTGCAAAACTGCACATCACTAAATCGGTTGGTTAATGCCGAGCCATCCCGCAGCATTGGCAACCGCTACGAATCAACATTTACCAATGCTGGTTTGATGAATGTCAGCAAGGTGACAGGCGCATGGTATTGGAACGTGGTGCAGTCTTATTCGGTGTATATCCGAGACCTGCACACATGCGACCAAATCATTCTCGGCGAGTGTGCTACAGCGATGGATATTGATAATCTCCACATTGGATTGTCAACCGGGGCAACTACTACGTTTGACGGTAACGCAGTGGTGATTCAGCAGAGCTACAACGGCGGCACTATTGGCACACTTAGCTGGCTTCGCGCTCTTGCCACTGCAACGAGTGGCTACGCTGCAATATTTGTCAACTTGTATGGCGGTTGGACTGCAAACAAACTGCGCGGTGGTCAAGTTGGTGCTGCGTCTGCGTTAAGCGGCTCCATCTACCTCAACACCAATGGCCAAGTAACAATCAATGAACTTTGTACGTTTACAAAGCGGGTATTGATTCAGGCGGCTGACAATTGCAAGATCAGCAAACTGATATACGCCGACAACAACGTAGGAACCACGCCGACAACGGCTCAATCACGAGCTGTGGAAACCGTTGGACAGTGTAAAGTTGTCGATGTAACTGACATTCAAAACTGGCCAGGTGTGGCCAACTGCCATCCATATTTGGCATTGATGTTCTCAAACACAACCCAAAAGGCGACGCTGAGAAACTGCGGCACATCCGCTGCACCATTCAATGCCGGAACGGTGAACGTGATGGCCTATATTTGGGATGATGGTGGAAATAATGACATCATAAAGATTCAGCGCAACTGGACAACGGCTCTACGGTTGGGGTTGCATGGCGGTACAAACACGACCAAGCGATTCACCTCAGTCAACAACTACCAAGTTGATGCATCAAAAACCATAGGCCCGCAGCAACTTGATTCAGTGGTTCACGGGAACCGTTTTAACTCTGGTGGCGTACCAACAAGCTATGCGGCTGTGTACGGAAATGCTATGTGGGACGGATTCACTGGCGACACCACAACCCGCGCGGCACTAATTTTGGTTGAAAAATCGGCAGCGAACCCTGACGCCTATCAGATCACGGCTGGCACGCCAAAGTTTAACGGCGCTGGACGGGCGGTTTTTCAATCGGTTGGCGATCAAATTGAATGGACATGGCCTTGGAGAATCCTTGGATGGAATGGGCTGAACTCGTTTGCGGTATCCGGTGCAAACACGGCAAATCACTTGTGCGAATACGCACTAGATAAAGGCACTGGTTACAGCGCATGGAAAACCATGACTAACGGCAACTTAGCCGCTGAGACGGGAATTGACCCAGTTGCAGGTTTTGGTTTGAAAATGCGAATCACATGCACAGTTGCAAACGTGACAAACCGCGTTGATTCATTGCGAATTGATGGACTTACAACACTTGCACTGCAAAACGCAGCACTTTACCCGTTGGACGTGGCAACACTTACGCTAACAGGGTTGCAAGCTGGGTCAACTGTGGCGGTGTTTGCCGGTGTGCCAACTCCTGGACAGTCGCATCTCACACTGCTGGAAAATTCGCCCACTTCGGCGGTCATGTCATACGACTACGACACGGCTTATTCAGTCAACACTGTGCGAATCCGCAAACCAGGGTTTGCACCAGTTGACCTGCAATACACAAACGCCGTTGAAGCTGGATTCCCTGTGTCGCAAGTTGAAAACCGTGACGGGTTCGGGGTTGCGATTTATGGTCGCGGCCCTGGTTTAACTGACGCATTTATAACCCCTGACGGCCCATCTTTGCGAATCGATATAGGTAACTCGCTTTGTGTGGCTGAAGATGTTTATGACGTGCTGGCAGCATGGCAAGCAAGCCCAACGGGTATGCTTTACCCTGAGGCGTTGCGCTTTGATGGCCGAGATTTGCTCCTGATTGGTTCGTGGAGGCTGCGCCGCGCTTTGGCCGCTTATACCAATGCTGGTATTGATGCTGCCGTGATCGTTGACGGCATGACAACAGCAAGCCCGGACGACGAGGTTAACGGTTCGGTTGATATTAGGGCCAAGGCTGTTCGGACATTTACCACCAGCGGTGGAAGCCTTACGCCGTCAGACATTGCGAGCATTTCGGCTGGCGTGTGGGCGTTTACACTATCGACTGGAAACCCAGCAGAATCAGAGCTGCTGGCAACAAAAACCGCAGCCAGCAACGCATTTGCTGTAAGCGCCTGAGGCAAACCATGTCAAACCACTCCGAATCACTCGCCACCGCAGCCGCCAAACTAAGCCCACCAGTTACAGTCAGTTTGGCGAATATCGGTGGATACCAAGTGTCAGAAGTCGTGATGATCGTCACGCTGATTTACACCATTGCCCTACTGATTCACAAGCTGTGGCAGATGTTCACCGATGTTTATGACCGTATTGAGCGAAAGAAGCAGCCTAAGTTTGACCGGCGAACCGGGCAGCCTGACTTCAGGGGCGAAAAGATTGAACGCCGGGTTTCTGAGCGCCGAAACTTTTGAACATGGCTGAGAAATTTTCAGTATCAGGTTTAAAAGAACTACAAGCCGCGATGAACAGGCTAAGTTCCGACATGGCTGGAAAGATAGCAAGGCAAGCAACTGCCGCAGCTGCTGGGGTTGTGCGCAAATCCGCAAGGGATAATGCACCAGTCGATACCGGTAACTTGAAGGCATCTATTGTCATGAAGCGCAAGCGCTCAACAAATCTGACCGAGGAATACAATGTTGCAGTCAGGGCTGGGAAAAAATCGGACGTTAAAAAGGCCAAGGGTGGAACTGGTAAGCTAGGCAAAGATGCTTATTACGCCCGTTTTGTGGAGTTTGGAACCGTCAAAATGACTCCGCGTCCATTCCTGTCCCCGGCATTGTCAAACAACGTTCAACAGGCAACGGATGCCATGAAAAAGCGCCTGGAGGCCAGGCTCAAGAAAGCAGGTGCACTTTGAGCGCAGCATATTTCACAGAGATTTTTACAGCGCTGGGGCCATTGGTTTCAAATCGTGTTTACCCGCTCACATTTCCGCAGGCTCCTGACGTGCCTGTGTGGCCAGCTATTCGATACACGCCGACTGGAGGAGAGGTGCAGCAAACAAGCTGCGGTGATGCCGACTCACCAGATGTAGCCATTCAGATCGATGTAGTAGCAACAACTTTTTATGAGCTGCTGAACCTCAATCAATCTGTGCTAACCGCAATGAGTGCGTTTTCTGCTCCTGCAGTACTGGCTAATAATCTTGTTTTTGACTATGATGCGGAAACCAAGACCCACCGCGCTATATGTCAATTTGTCATTGCTGGGTCAAGCACACTTTAAGGACTCAATATGAGCAAGGCACAAACGGTTAAATTCTACGGGACCACATTCCAGGCCGTAACCAGCTATGGGACCGGGCTGACGATTACTGGCATCACCAATGCATCACCGGCTGTAGTCACTTCGGTGGCGCACGGTTTGACTTCTAACGACATTGTAAAAATCTCCGGTGTTGTTGGCATGACTGACCTCAATGCCAAAAACTATGCAATCGAGGTGCTGACTGTTGACACCTTTGAGTTGATCAACGCAGACACCACCAACTCAGACACCTACACCAGCGGCGGCCTTGCTGCAAAGGGTGTGTTGTCGGGTACTTGCCAGATGACCGGATCAACCCACGGCAGTGGATCAACCACCGAGGTAACGACAGAGACCAATTGCGGCATAACCAAAGACTTTGGATCTCCTGATGATGGCCAGGCGACGTTCAACTACAACTATGCACCGGCTGATTTTGTTACTGCTTTGGAGTCCAGCAGATCAAACGTGACGGAGGCCGCTATCGTTACCACGCTGCCTAGTTCAGCAGGCATCATGATTGATATCGGCGTCGTTGTTACCGTTGGCCGGGATGGCTCCGCTGGAGGTGTGTGGACTGGCTCCGCTACTCTGACCCGCACCCAACCCCGCGTTGATCTGGAGGTCTGATGTTTGATGCATCAAAACTGATTGCAGCGGCTCAAGCTGCATCGCAGGCAAAACCAGTGCCGGTAACACTCCCAGGCATTGGAGATGCGTTCCGCCGCAAACTCACCGTTGCGGATATTGAGCAAGCCGGTGTAATCCGTGGCAGGCTCAATGATGATGGCAAGCTTGACCGCAGCATGAGCATTGCTGTAGGCCTTGCCCAGGCCATTTGCGGCCCAGATGGTGTGCCTGTGTTCGATGTTCAAAACGACGATCATTTGGCTATTCTTGCGGCTCTACCATGGGAGTCCGTCAGGGGGTTGATGACGGATGACGAAGCGGGAAACGTTTAACCCCAGTTCGGGAATACCTCATTGATCTGAGTTTCGAGCTGGGACTACCGTTAAACGTATTGAGGGGAATGAGCGCTGATGACTTGGCGCTCTACCAGGCATATACGATTAAGAGAGGTTTCCCGGGACGTAGGGTTGAGTTGTTATTGGCTCAAGTCAGCCACCTCATAGCCAAGACAATGGGCGGCGCGAAAAACACCAAGCTGTCAGATTTTCTTTTTGATCCATTGCCGGACAATGAGCCTCAAAAGGAAATGACGGTTGACGAAATAAGGGCCATGCACGGATTCAACCCAAGAAAGAAAAAACAAAATGGCAAATAATCTAGGTTCACTTGTTGTTTCCCTTGGGCTTGATGCTGGAGAATTTACACGCGGCCTTAGCAAATCAGAATACCAAGCGCAGCAATTTTCCAGGAAATTACAGGCAGGTATGGAGGCCGCTAGAGTTGCGGCGATTGGATCGCTCACGTCAATTGCGGGCGCTGCATTGGTGCTTGACCGGCAGTTGCAAAGCATTGCTGGCTTCCAGGACCTTGCAGACAAGATAGGGGACTCTGCTCAGGAGGTGGCAAGCCTTAAACTCGCTGCAGACCTGTCTGGAGTGAGCCTAGAAAATGTTGCAAGCGCAAGCGTAAAGCTCACAACTGCGCTCAGCAAAATGGATGAGGAAGGCAGCGGAGCAGGTAAAGCGCTGGAGTCAATAGGGCTAAAGATAGAGGACTTCCGCCGGTTATCTCCTGTCGCTCAAATTGATGCAGTGGCCAAAGCCATGGCAGATTTTGAGGATGGGGCAAGTAAGACGGCTGTGGCAGTTGCGTTGTTTGGCAAAAGCGGTGCCGACCTAATCCCACTCCTTAATGACCTGGCAGAAGAAGGCGAAAGGCAAATAAGCCTGACAGGCGACCAGATCAAGGCGGCGGACGATTACAGCAAATCGGTTGCGCGACTTACTAGCGAAGTGCAAACCATGGTAGCCGTAACGGCTGCCGATGCTGCGCCTGCAATGTCCGGTATGGTGCAGATATTGCGCGACGTGTTTACGTATGCAAAATCAAGCGCTGAAAGTGTCGATTTGCTTTCCATCGTACTGTCCAGTGCAACTGAGGTACTTAAAACAGTAGTCATAATTGGCTCTGATGTTGCATTTGTATTTAAGCAAACCGGCATCGAAATTGGCGGAATGGCTGCGCAGCTTGCAGCGCTTTCACGATTTGATTTTTCAGGCTTTACCGCAATCAGCGATGCCATGAAAGAGGATGCCGCAAGGGCGCGGGCTGAATTGGATGCTTTCCAGAAAAAGGTTATGGAGGGAAAATCTGCATCCAATGACTACTTCCTGTCTTTTCAAAAAGACCCCAAAAAGGTTTTAGGCTTTAGTGCTGCAAAAACTCCGGACAATAAAGGCTCAAGCCAAATAAGTGATGCTCAAAAGTACCTCGATAATTTGAGGCAACAAGAGCAGGCGTTTGCCAATCTAACGGCGGAGCAAAAAGCCATTGCGGATATTGAGTCAGGTAGGTTTAAAAACATAACTGAAAATCAGAAGCAGGCGATTATCAACGCCGCCAAAGAGCTCGACTTGACCCGAGAACTTTCAGAGATTGACAAAGAATTGAGAAAAGGCGTTGACGATGGAAACAGGGCTCGCACGAAAGCGCTAAACGATCAGGAGGATTTGATTAAAGCAATGATCGATGCCACGCCAACCGTGCAACTTGAAAGACAACGATCTGAAATGCAATTGCTTGCCAAGGCGTTCGAGGATGGCCGGATCAATGCCGAGCAGTTTACCGAGGCCGCATCTACCCGGCTGGGGATTGGGATGGAGAAGGTCAACGAGCAGATCAAAGAATCCAAAACACTGGCTGAAGAACTTGGGCTTACTTTCCAATCTGCGTTTGAGGATGCAATCACAAGCGGGAGCAGTTTTGGCGATGTGCTCAAGAGTTTGGCGAAAGACGTTTTAAAGCTGATCGTACGAAAGCAAGTAACGGAACCTGTCCTGGGTGCGGTGCGTGGCCTTGACTTCAGCAAATTGTTTTCGTTTGCTGGAGGCGGATACACCGGTGACGGGTCTAGGGCTGGCGGCATGGACGGGCAGGGCGGATACCTGGCAATGCTCCACCCACAAGAGACCGTTGTAGACCATGCCAAAGGCCAGGGGATGGGCGGCACATCCATAAACCAAAATATCACCATAGACGCTCGCGGCGCTGACGCAGGCGTGACCGAACGTATAATGCAGGCCATGCGTCAGACCAAAGCCGAAACCCTTGCAGCCGTACAGGCTCAGGCAAACCGTGGCGGATCATTCGCCAGGTCGGTTGGGAGAGGTTGATTGACCGACTTTACGACCTCCGGAATAGCCGTACATAAATGGCCGTTGGCTGCCAGGCCGTCGGAGGTTACGCTACATCTACGGTCCAACACCGGATCATTTATAAGCCCGTTCACTCGCACGTCACAAACGATCGAGTGGGCTGGCGCATTATTCGACCTGACGGCAAATTTCCCACCGACCAGGCCAGACACAGCCAAGACACTCAGAGCCTTTTTTGCGTCGCTCAGGGGTATGGCTGGCCGGTTTTATTTTGGGGCTTATGCATGCCGTTACAGCCCTGCCGACATGTATGCCACGGAGCGGGTAACGGTCATACCTTTGTCAATCGACTCCGACACCATCACGGTTGACTCTACAGGTCATACCGTAGATGCAAATCAGATTGCCATGGAGTCCGTTTTCACGGTAACGAGTGCAACAACAACGACCATAACCGGGACACTGTGGGTAAACTCAAACCGCTACCCACTTGAGGTGGGCGGGTATATCAGCTTTGATGACTCGGTGGGCTGGAGGCATCTGCACATAGTGACCGAGATGACCGCTGCAAGCGGAGTAACGACGTTGACCGTAGAGCCTCCAATGCGGGCGCTACCGACGATCTCAACACCCATGCACATACACCAGCCATCCGGCATTTTTATGCTTGTCGATGATGCCCAGGGAGCCATGACCCAAAGCATGGGTAAATACAACTACAACATTGCGGCCGTGCAATCTCACCCACTGGATGTGAGCGTATGAGAGATGCCGATACAGCACTGATTGAGGCATCTACAGCCCACATAGTCAGGCCGTTCATGGCTGTCGATCTTGACTATCCTGACGGAGCCGTGCGGCTTTGCAGCCTGCCACACCAGATCACCATTGGCGGCAATGTGTACTATGGATCTGGTGCGATGGGCGAGATAAGCGCTTTGGAGGAGGGGGCGGAAAATCGCAGCTACGGATTTACCCTTTCACTTTCCGGAATCCCTGGCAACTGGGCTGAGTATCTGAGAGGCCAAGACGTCCAAGGGAGATTGGTGACTGTCATGATTGGGTTTGTAGATGCTACATACGCAAACGTAATCGGAACCCAAATAATCACCGTAGGAAGAATGGATACGCAAGATGTGCAGGCCGGGAAAACCACGGCCGTGCTTGTGTCTTGCGAGTCCATAGCGGTTGACTGGGAGCGCGCAAGGGTGCGCAGATGCACCGATATAGACCACCGATCAAGACACCCGACAGACGGGTTTTTTAAGTATCAAGCGGCCATGGAAAACCTGTCACTATCCTGGGGGCGGGCGTGAATCTAGATCTTGCCATTTTTGACCTATACACCCGATGGGAAAATCGTAGATTTAAGTGGGGTGAGGTGGACTGCTGCCAATTTGCCCTTGATGCAGCCAAATCGTTGCATGGTTACAGCGTTGGATACAACATCTACAACGATCAAGACGGAGCCATCGAAACCCTTGCCGATCTCGGTGGCTACCGTGGGATATTGAGCGCATTTTGTCGCAAGATCGAACCACGTCAAATCAGGCGGGGTGATTTTGTCTTGGTGCCTGGTAAAGCCCCATTTGATGAAGCATTGGCCGTTGTGATCGGAAAACACGCATACACCACAGGGCGCAAAGGTTTGGTGCCATTTGAGCGATCAACATGGATCGAGTGCTGGACTCCTGGAGTTTGCGATGCCTGAAGCAGCCGCGGCGTATGTAGCCGATTATTTTGCGTTCGAGGTTATCGGAACGACTGTTGCCGAGGCTGCATTTATCCAAACCGCCGTCCAGGTGGTTGCTACGGTTGCGCTAAACCAGCTTGCAAGCTCAGTGCTAGGGAGCAGCGGCAAGGGAGGAACTACATCTACCCAGGCGCTCAATACCACCATACGCCAAAGCGCAGCGGCTCGCAGGCTCATTTACGGGACTGTAAAGGCTGGAGGTGTATTGGTTTACCCTGCGCAATCAGACGATGGTAAATATGCCTATCTCGCCGTTTACATCGGCGAGGGTCCGATTGATGGCATTGACTCAACCTTTTGGGTAGGTGATGAGCTAAGCACCGAATCAAAGTTTTCAGGCCTGTTGAATCTTGAGGCCTACACCGGAGCATCTGGACAGACTGCCAGCGCAACACTCATTGCAGCAAGCTCAGGAGAGTGGACAGCTACGGAGATTGGGACTGGTTGCGCTTACGCTGTGGTGCGGTATGAGTTCGACCGCAACGCATTCCCGCATGGTTTGGTTTTCCCCGCTTTCCTGGTTCGCGGTCGATTGATTTACGATCCACGCACACTCACATCGACATTTAGCGCAAACCCGGCATTGTGTTTGCTGGATTACATCCGGTCCGAATATGGATACGCCGCTCCAGATGACTGGATTGACTTTGACAGTTTTGGCGATGCGGCCTCTATCTGTGATGAGGTGATTGACAGCCTAGACCCTGCAAACGTCGTTGACTCAGTTACTGGCAAGGTGTTGAGATATACCCTGAATGGGGTGTTTGAGACAACCACCGGGCCCGCTGCTGTGGTGGCCACGATGGAAGCGGCCATGGGTGGGAAACTTGTTTTTGTTGGTGGGAAGTATCGGTGCTATGCCGGGGCATATCGCGCACCAACTGGGCCGACTTTGACCGGTGAGTATCTAAGGGATGACCCAGTTTTAAGAACCCACCCAGGCCGCCAGCAGAGAATCAATACAGCCCGCGGGACATACAGGGAGGCGCGCCAGGACTGGCAGACCATCGACTACCAAGAGCAGGTCTTATCTGCTGCGGTTGTGTCTGATGATGGCGAGATTGTCCAAAACATCGATTACCCATGCACGGTAAACGGGGCTACTGCTCAGCGGCTTGCAAGGATAGCAATGCGGCATGCCAGGTCATCCGTGCCTCTTACCGTCAGGTGTAACCTGGCTGCATTTCAGTGGCAGCTATACGATACCATTACGGTCAATCTGCCTGATATATCGGCTTCCGGGACTTACCTGATAACCAGCTACACATTTGCCCAAGGCGGAGGGATAGATATGGTTCTCGTTCCGCATCTTGCAGCTGATTTTGAATGGTCTACGGCGAATGAAGTTTTAGTTCCTGATCTCGTCATCCCGAATTTCAACCGCACGCCGCCTCCTGTTCTAGGGTTGGTTGTTACTGGGGGACAACTAAATAGCGACGATCAACCAGTTCCGATTTTGTTTGCCACATGGACTGCCACGGTATTTGCACAAATAAAGCATTACGAGATACAGTACAAGCTATCATCTGATTCTGCTTGGTCTAACTCGTCTACGGCTACCACGGAATCTTGGTCATCGCCAGTTTCTTCTGGCTTTGAGTATGATTTTAGAGTGAGGATAGTTGGCCAGAATGACACTTACGGATCATGGGCGTCTGAGGTAAACATCCAAGTGAATGCAGACCAAACACCTCCGGGAGTGCCAACGGGTCTAAACGTCACGCATCAAGGCGTTGGTGTCCATAACGACAGGATTGAATGGACAACTCCAACTGATTTGGATTTTTCCAGATCCAGGGTGTATGTCAATACAATCAATGATTCATCCACTGCAACGGAGATAGCCGAAATATTCGGCCTTCCTGGCACGGCTTACGAAACAATATATTCACACGATGATGTTGATGATCATTATTATTGGGTTGAGTCTGTGGATAGGGTCGGAAACGTTAGCGCCCGCACGTATGCGGGTGGTGTTTAATTTTAAAGAGGTGAAAAATGACTGATGTTGTAAACGTTGGGACGGCGGCAAATTCGGGCAATGGAGATGCTTTGCGAGATGCATTTATCTTGGTTAATGCAGAGTTCGCAAAACGTGGCGTAGCAGATGGGTATGCATCATTGGGGTCAAACGGACTGGTGCCCACCGGCCAATTGCCGAGCTATGTGGATACGGTCATTGAGTACGCAACATATAGTGCATTTCCGGCAACCGGTGCCAGTGGCTCGATTTATCTGGCTTTGGATACTGGCTTTTCTTATCGCTGGTCTGGCACAGTGTATGTAAACGTGTCTGGCACCGTTAATTCAGTAAATGGACAAACTGGCACGGTTACGCTTACAGCGTCTGGCATTGGATCAAGCGCCGTCGGCGGAGTATCTGCAACAACTGTCCAAGCAGCAATCGCAGAACTCGACGCAGAGAAAACATCAGCAGCTACTTTGGCTGCAAGCGGTGGTGCTGCATTGGTTGGATTTATCCAGTCTGGTACTGGGGCTGTTGCGCGTACGTCGCAGGATAAACTTCGCGAATCGGTGAGTGTTAAGGATTTTGGTGCTGTTGGTGATGGTGTTACTGATGATACGGCGGCGTTCGTGGCGGCGTTTGCGGCTGCGGAAAAGGTGTACGCGCCAGCGCAAACCGTTTCATATCGGCTGTCGTCATTCACAATCCCTGCGAACAGGGAACTTCTAACAGATGGTTTTGCTACGGTGTTGCATCAGTTAGCTGGTACTGCTGTCGGAACCCGCATGATTGTTGTCGGTGGGTCAAATGTTCGCATCGGGTCGATGACAACCAAAGGCAACATTTCCACCGACACTGACGAACAGAACCATTCAATCTACATTCAGGCCAATGCAACCACAGGAAGCATCAACAACATCCATATTGGCGACGTCCGTGGCGAGGACATCCGTGGCGACGTTGTTTATTTCGGGCAGGAAACAGGCGCTACCTACAAGCTAACCAACATAAATATCGGCAATGTCAGCTTTGACAACGTATATCGTAATGGCGTGTCTTGTGTCAGCGTTGACGGTTTCAGCGTCGAAAGCGTGACTGGCACTCGCTGTGGTTTTACGCACATGGACGTTGAGGCCAATGCAGGTTCTGGCCCCTGCGTCAATGGGCGCATTGGCTATATCAAAGGCCGTTGCTTCGGGATGGTTTCACCTACTGCAAATGATTACATAGACAACATTGATATTGGCGCGCTGGATTTGTCACCGTCATACGCTGCGCAATCGTCGCCATCGTATGCGCCCGGGGCTGCAATTGAAGATGGTCTGTTGCTGCGAAATGTTCGCCGCGCAAACATAAGTCATTTTAGCGCAGAAGGCTTTAACCGCTGCGCCGCATTCGTGACGTACAACGCGGGCGAACTCGGCTGCGAATACCTTGGAATTGACTCAGCACGCCTAAGAAATTGCTCAATCACTGATGCAACCTATAACTCATACATTCAATGGATAACACTGACATCCAATCATTTGAGCATCGGAAAAATCGACGCAATTGTTAGCGGCAGCAACAAGCGGGTGCTTAGTAGTGTGCGTTCTGGTTTTATCCGTGCTGCGCATGTTTATGCCCAGTCTAACGCAGCCTTCATGCGTGACTGTCAGAATGTGCAAGCGGGCTCAATCGTGCAAACAGGCACAGGCGGATTCATGTGGCAAGCGTGTAGCAACTGCTCTGTCGGTGGCGGGTCGTTTGTTGGTGATCGTCTTGCTACAAGCTCAACCCAATGCCGTTTCGAAAACTTTACGGCAACAGCGGCTGTATTTCTTTTCTCCAGCGGACAAGAAAATCACGTCATTAATAACTGCACGCTTAACTCTGATTACTACGGATATGGTGTTGGCATCAGAGCGTACACAATGCCTCAGCGATTCGGCGCGTACAACTTATGGGTCGATACAACCGGCGATCTTCGCATCAAAGGCGGCACTCCAACCTCAGACACCGACGGTGTCGTCGTTGGCGCGCAAACATGACCTCCACCCTCGCCCCCCACACCGCCACAAGCCCAATAGCCTTAACCACCCACAACTCTTCCAGTGAGGCGCGCATGCGTTGATTGATGACCACCGTAGTACCTAATCCATGTTGGCGCTTCCGGCTGCCATTCAAGACACACTATCCGCTTAAATGCTCCACATCCAATGACCAAAATAATCCGCACCCAACTCATGCCGTCCAACACCGGATTGGCATTCTTCCCTGGTGTCGTGCTGCTGGCTCAAAACGCCAGCCCCTCACTCGAGGCCCACGAGCTGCGCCACAAAGCCCAGCAGGCCCGCGATGGCTGGTTGCTGTGGACGCTGCTCTACGCGCTGTTCCCCGCCTGGCGGCTTACTTATGAGGCCGAGGCCTATGCTGTATCGGCGCTGCACAAATGCCAGGCCGCCGACTGGCGGTGTGATGTGCGGCTGATGATCCGCAACGAGGCCGACAACCTGCGCTATTACAACTGGTGGTTTTTCTGGAAACCGTCAGTTGATGATGCTGTCGAGCGCATCACCCACTATTTCCAGATTGAAAAATTGAACACATTGGGTGACAAAGATGATTGAAGCGCTTGGGATTGTTTTTGGCGGCGTCTCCCGTCTTTTCCAGCATCACATGGACTTAAAGGACAAGCAAAAAGAGCGCGACCATGAGCATCGAATGCTTGAGAAGCAATCGGAGTTGCAAGATAAGCGGCTATTGCACGATGCCGACATGCGGCGGATCGACAATACCGCAGCAGCTGACTTGGCTGACCTGGCTGCACTGAGTGCATCGATTGAGGCTCAAAGCCGCGAAGCCGTATCGGCCGGTGGATGGGTGTCAAAGTTGAGCGCAAGCATCCGCCCGCTGCTCACGATCTATCATGCCATCTTGGTTTATACGGCCGTCAAGGTGGCTACCTTTTACGTCGCCACACAAAACGGATTGGCATGGCCTGGTGCGATGATCTCGATCTATGGCGAGTTTGACCGTGCCTTGGTTGGGTCAATCGTTGGCTTTTGGTTCAGCGACCGATCGTTGCGCAAAAAATGATGGACTGGCCGCAGATAGCCGCAAAGCTGATAGCCCCATATGAGGGCTGTCACGATCTGCGAGGTGGGTTGGTTTATCCGTACCTGGACAAGCTAGCAAAGCCTCCGGTGTGGACGATTGGGTATGGCATCACTTACGGCGGGATATGCGGGACAACCCCACCAATAACCAAAGACCAAGCCATGCGCGATTTTGAGCAAGGCATCAAGCAATACGGGCTACGGTGCGCATCTCTTGCACCAATATTGCTACAGCATCCCAACAAGCTTGCAGCTGTCACATCCTGGGCCTGGAATTGTGGAATAGGTGCCTTCAAGGTGTCTCGACTGCGCAGGGCGATCAACGAGCAAAGGTGGGATGATGCAGCCTCGTTGATACTCAAGCCAGACACAGCCGGTGGAGTCGTCTATAGAGGCCTGCAACGTCGCCGCGCTGCTGAGGCGGCTTTGTTTAGTTCGAGTTGATCTTTCTCGTTCCACCGCCCATGATGATTTTTTTCACCATGTCGACGGCTTTTTCAAGTTGCGCGACATTGATTGCATCTAGCTGGGCCTCGTGTATTTCCATGGCATAGTTCACGGCTTTCAGCTCCGGCCCGGTAAACACAAACCGGTCATCTTTTTCAATTCCACGCCTGGCCATGGCCAATATGGCGTCCTGAGCCTCTCGCATGTCTGCTTTATGCGGATTGCCAATCCCCATCCTTACCAGAGCTTCTGCGATATTCATGGATGAAATGATGATGTCAACATCTTGGCGAGTCCCTTCGCCTTTTGCGATCGCGGTCAATGCGCCATGATTTTTGATGCGCAAGATCATGACTGCATCACCAGTGCCACTCACCTGGCGGAAGCCTGATTTGACATGCCCCATGGTGTCAAGAACTACGTTTTTGGGTTTGTATTTGCTTTGCTTGCGCATTTTGTACTCAAATTGGGAAGCGTCTGGCCGAACCGGCAAGAGATGCAGTGGGCGCAACGCCAACACAAAACAATCCAGGCCGCCTGTATGGGATCTTTACTCCGTTGACCAAGGACCCGTACTTCAGGTGGTCATTTGCACCTGGCCTGCCTTCATATGGCTTCAATTCGACGGGGTTGTATTTTTCGTACACCGTGCCGTTTCTGTATGGCAGTTCTTTTTCTGGTGTTTGTTTGATTTTTTTAAAAGGTACAACTTGCATTTTTCATACTCCAAAAAGAAGCCGCCTATGAAGCCGTGGTACGAACACGACAACATAGGCGGCGGGCCTTTCGGCTTTGGAATCAGTGCCTTTCGTACAGGCCATTCCAAAACCTGCCGCTATTCTATATCAAAACCCGATCTCCACGCCAAGTTCAGTGGCTGCATAGGCCTCAACCTTTGTCATGTAATCGGCGAACTCAGCCACCGATAGAGCTGTGGTGCTGATGCCAATTTGCCCGCCGCCTGGCAGATCTTCGCAGCCGATAAATTTGCGCTTCGCATACTCGTGCCATGCGTCTGAGCTGAATTTTTGGCCGCCAATATAGGCTTGGTCTGCAATCTCATTCATCATTGACCAATACCGGCGATTTTGCTCACCGCTGCGCTTGCTTTTGTGCTCCGTCACCGTCACGGATAACGGCTTGCCCTGATCGGCCAATTCCTTCCAGTTTTGTTTCAGGAAAGCCCACAGGCTTTGTGCCTGCGGCTCTCCGCGAAGGACAAAAACCCTAAGCATGGCCTATTCCGTGAGCTGATTCAATCATCCTGGCCAATACGAGATACCCAAAACGATTGGTTTTGTCGTTGTGCGACTCGCTCCAAATTGATTTGATTTGATCATCGGTCAATGGTGTCATTTGCGGTTTGGTGTAAATTGCAACCGATACACGATCATCATCACCGTCAACCGGATAAACAGGGTCTTTGCAGACGCAATCATCATCCCATGATGGTTTTCCATCGCGGTGCGCGAGATACCCGATTGGTTCGCTATTTGTTGTGCTCATGCTTGCCCCTTAATTCCGTGTGCGGCTTCGACTGCGCGGGCGAACAAAATCAACCCACCCATTCCATCTGCCGTCCAATACTCGGGTATCTGCATGATCTGCTCCTCAGTCAGCGGCTTCGCTGGCTGTGCAACGCGCTCACAATTTAAACACCCATCACCTGGGATAAGCGCTTTCCAGCCGCACTTGGTACAAAGCTCAAGTGCTTGTTGGTCGTACTGTGCCGGCACTGGCAACCCATCCCACAACGCATAAAGCGCAGCCCGCAACCATGCACGATGCTCGGTATCGCCGTGCTCAATGGCTTTAAACACTTGCTCTGCTGTGAGTGGTTGTGCGGGCTTTGCTGGCGTTGGGCGGGTGTATAGGTATTCTGGAAATTCATCTTCTTCACAGTAATTCTCAGCCTCTTTGTAATCTTCGATTGGCCACAGCATCAGGCCTGTATCGGTTTGCACCATGCATGCAACCGGCTCCATCGTCCGCGCCTGCTCAATAGCTTCACGAAGCACTCGCATTGCGTTGCGCCCCATCGGGCCAGGTGCCACGCGGTCTATTTGCACAAGTGCATCAAGTGCGGCCTGTGCCGCTTGGCTTAGTTTGTTGGTCATGCTGTATCCCTCATTGTATCTTGATCCAAAGTTGCGATTTTAAACATATCGCTGCTGATCGGGTCGATCTTTTGCAGCCACGCGCCGGGGAAGTCCGCCCAGCCAAGAACGTCGTACGTCCCAGCGTCTGTGAGCTGAGCGATGTTTGCACCGCGACAGCGCCATACCCGGCCATGCTGAGAGTGCTCCGGGGTGGGGTGAATCCAATTGATTTTTGTTGGGTTAATTCGGTGGTGGCAAATTCAGCTGCGCTGAGCAGGCTGTTTAATTCATCCGTTTTAGGTAGATTGGTGATGTAGTAGGGGGCGAGTTTGGTGAACATGGTGGGGCTTCAGTCGTAAAAAAGCCCGCGCGAGGCGGGCTTGGGTTGGGTGAGTCTGGGTCAGTCGCCACAGAAGCACTCAATGCTCTCTGTGTCATGTTGAAACATGTCCCGCTGCTCTTGTGAGAACTTCAGCATTTCTGCGTAGCTGGGCCGATCAATCCTGAAGCGCGCGCCGCTGGGCTGGCTGGCCAGGGCCATGTCCTCCATCTTTGCCCACCAGACTGCACGCACTGGCTTCTCTTGAATGAGGCTCAGAATCTGCGCCCGCCCCTTGAGGTAACAAAGATCGCAGTTGCCATGCATCGTCACGCCGTTGTTGTTGGGCAATCCAAGGTCAAACGGCATTGAGCGCCAGAAAGCGCCAACGTCCTCCTTTGTGACCCCAATTCGACCAAGTGGAGCGCACTTTGTTTCGTGCTTTCCGTAGTCGTTGTTTGCGATCTTGGCGAGGCGGATGGGCTCGTCGGCTCGTATCCCAAGCATCGAGTCCCACTCGGTCCATCCCTTGCTGAATAGGTAGCGGTGGATGGCACGCACCTTCATTTCCACGGTGCAGAAGCGTGCAACCGGGTTGGGCAGGTAATTCCGTGATCGAATCAGCGCTTCAAACGGTTCGCCGTCGCGGCTGGCTGTGTCGAAGTTCACCAACGTGGAACGGCCCTTGGGCTCTTCGGCTTGCCGGTACTCAATCCAGTGGATCGGAATCTTCCACTCGTCAGAGCAGCGCTGGACAAACTTCAGCGTTGCCTCGTCTTCTTTGCCGGTGTTGGCGAAGCAGATGATGGCATCGCTTGGCAGGCCGTTGTTTGCCTGAAGCACGCGCCAAAGCATGTACCCAGATGTGCGGCCACCTGAAAAGCTGATGCAGGTTGGCGAATCAATCTTGAAGTGATCATGCATAGAAAGGTTGCTTTGATTGTGATGGTCACTCATTTGATTCAAAGTCAGAAGTCGTAGCGTCGCATTCGCTTGGCCTTGCTGGTTTCGATTTCCAACGCCCAATCGCATGAGACAAAAGGTATGTCGTCGTCCATGTCGTCAAACCCACTGCCACCGCCAGTGGCCGGTGCTGGTGTGCGTGGCACCGGGTTCTGTGGAGCCTGACGTGGTGCGCTGCTGCGGTTGCCGCTTTGGGCCTGGGGTTGCTGCTGGCGCGCCGGTGCTGCGCTTTCACTGCGTGGGCCCAGTTCCACATCGTCCACCCGGGCGGCCAGCTTGTAGCCCTGGCCGCTGCCGTCGCGTTTGTCGTACACATCGATGCGTACATCCGACAGTGTGAAACAGTGTGCTGATCCCTTTACCATGTACTGCGCCAATTTTTCGGCTCTGTCACCAAACATCGCGGCTTCAATCCACTGGGTTGGCCGGTTGCCATCCTGTCCCCTTTTACCGTAGTTGACGGCAAGCGCCAAGTTCATGACCGGTGTGCCGTCGTTCAAATGGCGCATTTCCGGGTCGCGCCCGAGCCTCATTAATCCAATTGCTTTCATGGTGATTTCCCTTCCGTTGATTGAATTTCTTCGTCCCATCCGCCCATGTCGCCTTTTTCGTCGGCGTCATCTCGCAGGGCTTCCGCCGCTGCCCGGATAACTCTGGCATATCTAGTTTTGCCTTCTTTGGTGGCTTTTTGGCAAAACTCATCCAAATCACCCTTAAAGCACCCGGCGCGAATCAAGATGCCATCGGCGTGGATGTAGATGTGGATACGACGCCCTGAACCGTCAACGTTTGCCACCGTCATTAGCGCTCGGACTTTGACGCCTTCGGACGTTAACTGATATCCAAACGTTGCCCGGTCGCCCAGCGTGGCCCTGTCGCCCAGCGTGGCATCGTTGCCCAGCGTGGCCCGGTAGCCCAGCGTGGCCCGGTCG